TGGACCCATTCGCAACTCAACAGAACTTTCCGTTTTACCCATTAGAATGTTCCTTTTCCATCATTGTCATTGTAAGTAAAACCCTTGACTTGAGCAGGAGGGGTTCCCTGAACACGAGCCATACCGCCATCAGCCATATAACCCATTTTATTTCTAACTTCAGTCGGTAATTTTGATAGTCCTGGATTCTTACCTTCGTCTACATCTTTTAAACCCATACCACCCTTTACCATATTCATTTCCATATCATTCATCGTGTTTGCTTTTTTCATAAGATTCCTCGCTTTCCTCTTAGGAATATCCATTTGTTCAGACATCTGATTTGTCATTCTGCTTTTAGCCATTAGAAAATCCTCGCTTCTTTAATAACACCACCATGACCACGTTTAACAGCTTTAACTCTTCTGGGCTTGCCAGCGGGTTGCCCTAAACGCTTTTTCTGAGAAATCCTAGACCTCTTCTCAGACGAGGTTAATTCTTTTGACGTTTTAGGGGTCTTCTTAGACACACGCTTGCTAGGTCTACAATAAGGTGTGCCTCTTTTCTCACCCTTCTTCCTACCACAAGCCTTGCCAGTTCTTACGTCAACCCACTTCTCTTTAAACCAGCGTTTAAGATCAGATCCCTTTTTTGTCTTACGAACAGCCATTAGAACATCTTAGCCTTACGACCTTGATATCCACGCATAACTGCTCCACCTATAGCACGTTTTGTCTTGCTCGGACTGTTACCCCAGTTCTTTGCACCAACTTTACGACACTTTGCAATCGCTCCAGACGCATACGCAGACGGAAACACCTTGTATCGGGATTTTACTTTACTATAACAAGCGTCTTTCTTAGACTTGGTTTTAGACATTAACCCTTTCCTTTTTTATTTCTTTTAGAAACAATAGATTTAAGTGATTTGGCTTGTTTAGAATGTAGCTTAGAAGCTTTTTTAAGACCTTTAATAACTTTATTAACTTTTTTCTTAACTTTTTTAGAAACCATAATTAGCACCTCCACCTTCTACGAGCTTGCCTAATACGACTATTAGGATCATTCTTCGTTTTAGCAGAACTCTTCTTCAACTGACCCAAGGATCTAGCGCAATAGCTCTTTCTACGTTTAGCTGCAGCACTTCCCTTTTTAACTTTGCCAGTAACGGCTGTTTTTAGTTTAGACCCTGGATTAGCTTTTCGATAGGCTTTAACACCCTTCTCCGTCATACCTGCACCACTTTTGGTAGAGCGGTAGTTTGCACCCTTACCTCTGGTTGTACGTTTGATCGGTTTAGCAGGTTTTCTAGCCATAAAGCATTACTTTTTATCACTATATAAGTTATCAAATGTTACCGATGGATCCATATAACTTCCATCTGATTCGGCACTATGTGTCCACTGGCTTGGTTTAAAGTCTGGAGCTCCTTTACCTGTCTCCCACAAAGCCGGACTCGTTGTTCTAACACGATTATTGGGCAACGCCACTATATTTCCTGTCCATGCTCCAGCATCTGTAAGCTCAATAACATGACTTTGTTTATGTTGAGCTGGATCGTCTGCAATTCTAGAATTCGTATAATCGACCGTAAACATATACTTTCCTGTATAAAACTCTCCATCGATCTTACAGAGCCATGGGCTTGAGCTTGTTCTGTCATATTCTGTCACAGAATGATCTCTAGAGCTACAATCCCAAGGCTGTACAAGATGAGTCATCATTCTATCAGGCCAATCTTCTAAAGGCGTATCCGCAACAAGAGCCGTAATAGGCATCCTTGCCCACATAGCTCCTCCATGAATATTTTCGTCATCCGTATCATCACTTTCACAACCCGTAAAAATAACCTGAAAACTCAAACAACGATCTGGAATTGTAGTAACTGCAATCGCCATAGCGTGAAGATAATCTCCTCGATACCGCTCATGATTATTAGTAAATTCTCTACGCACCCAGCAATGAAAATGCGGGATGTTGCTTTGTAAATATGACATTAAAAGTGCCTTACACCACCTTTAGCAAAACCTTTTTTGTTTACACCACCTTTAGCAAAACCCTTCTTCTTCATACCACCTTTAGCGTAACCTTTTTTATTCATAGCAGCACCGCCACCCATCATCTTACGAGTTCCGCCTTTTTTCTTCATAGCCATAATATAAACTCCTTAATTTTACTCAGTTACAGTTTGTTGATATTTAGTAATAACGTCTTGTTCGTAATCATCAAAGTCACTAATCACCGTACCATTGAACCTTCGAGGCATGGACACGTCATCTAAAGTCTTTGTTTTAGCCTTATTAAGATAACTACGGTACTCTTTGGAAAACAACCAAGTTGTGTGATGTATTTTAAACACTTTTCTTTTCCTCCCAGTTTATTTTTTTAAAGTTTTCCCCTGATGAAACAAGACAGGATATTTCATTTCCTACACCCGTATGTACAACTGTAAAAGTCTTTCTAGGGCTAACAAAGACGGTAAGTACGATACTGTTTCCAAATAGTCCTGTGTAAAGGGGTTCTTCGTTAAACTTTCTTTTTAAAAACAAAATGACTTCTGTAGCCGGAGCACATCTTAATTGTAAAGGTTGTGCAACAACTTTAACTGGCTCTACGGGTGTTGTTTGACAACCTGAAAGAGTAAGAATAATTAATAGTAAAGGTGCAGCCAGCGTTAGCACGATAGTAGCAATTACTGACGATGCCTTTCTCTTCTTAGTCCCCAACATTTTACCCATAAATAATTATCCAAACGTGCCGCCCAAGACGCAAGTTTTCTAGCTATTTTTGTATCCCAGAACATTATTTACTCTTCTTCTTCTTTTTAATCTTTTTAATCTTTCCACCCGTCAACTGTTTAGGTGTTTGTGCGCGAGAGATAGCCACAACTAATTTCCCTGTTTTGTCTGTTGCTCAATACGATCTCTGTTAACCTCTGCCCGTAGAAGAGCAATGTCTTCCTGAGAGTCGATCTTCTCTCGAACAAGTTCGTTACGATCNTCTTGCTTCTGTTCCTCAAAGTTTTGCTTAACNGCAAACTCTTGAGCCTTACGCTGAACATCTGAAGCCTTTATGTCAAGCTCTTTAGATCTAAGCTCTACAAGAGGATCAACTTCACCCTCTGGCGGAGGCATCAAGGCAGACATGACTTCCTCTGTATATTGAGCAATAAGTTCTGCAACTCTTGATTCTACATCAACTTGAGGAGGCTGTTGTCCCGTTTGCATTGCTTGTTCCATACCCATACGCATTTCCGCATCAACTACACCACGAGCTTTAAAGGCAATGTGTTCACACAAGTGAGCCTGAAGAAGCGCAAACACGGGAGGAGAAGACGCTGGTATAGGTGTTTTCATAAAGATTATGTGCGTTGCCATATGAGCATCATGATCCTGTGTTGGGAAAGCCTGTAGCGTTTCCTGTATAATGGATTTGGCATTCTCAATTGCTGGATCAGTAGGTTGTGCCTGTTGAGGAGCTGGCAACAAAGCCTCAATGTTATGAACCCCTATAGCCTCATAAATACGACGATATGCTTCGTACAAGTTATGCATCTGAGGATTGCTTTGAGCTAACTGAAGCTGAGTTTGAGCCAAGGCTAAACGCTGAGACATAGAAAAGATGTTTGGATCTGAAACAGGAATAACATCTACCCTATCATCAAAATCCGTCTGCTTAATCGTGGCCTCTCCTCCGTGTACATTATAAGGGTACATAGGAGGAAGGGATTCTGCGAACACGCGACTTAACATCCTGAACTCTTGTTTCTGTGCATAATGTAATCTTTTGTGTATAGCAGACATCACCTTCGACCCACGCTCCAACAGAGCAACCGTAGTTCCCACCGCAGCCTGTTGATTTCCATCTCCCACTTGCATATCAGCAATCGCTGCGAACCTTCGTCCAGCATCAACAACAAAACCTAGAAGAGCCATCAGGGTTTGACTTGGTTCCTTGTAGGGAAGAGGCAGGATACTATCTCGTAAAGCACCGCCGGGAACATCAATATCACGAAACTCACCAGGAGAAAGAGGCTCATCAGCATCACGTATGCGAATGCCACGAGCCTTAAAACCAGCGGGAAGATTAGCAAGTGTTCCAGCATCTATAAGTTGCCTCATAATAGAAGTTGCAGAACGACCTAAACCACCAATCATGTGGAGAAGACCAAATCCATAGAATCCCAAACCGGGTAAGAACTTGTAGTGGGAGAAGTACTGAACCTTGCGATAGTACTCATCACCTTCTCGCCAGTTACGGCGAACAGAAAGAACCTTTGAACTGCCTTCGTCTATTGTAACTATGTAAGGAAGTTTGATTCCTGTCTTCTCACCGTCAATCGGGCTTACATGTTCAAAGCCAGGTAAATCTAAATCTGTGTGAACCTCAAGGATCGTGCAGTCCTGATCGTCTGAAGCTGTCTTCTCTACACCCATCAGGCTACGCTCTTTTTCTCTTACTTCATCATCAGAATCGTAAGGAGAAAGTTCTATGTCTCGGTAGAAACCAGCAGCCTGAAACTTACGAACATCATTAGTATTCATACGGATCAAGTGCGTAATTCGAGAAGCGGAGTTTAAATCGGTAGCGTTGTAAGGAACATAAAGATCGTCAGCAGGAACAAATCTGGAAACCGCTCGATCAAGAATATCGTCAAAGTAAACCTTTTTAAACGCACTTCCAGCTAACGGTAGATAGAACAACAAACGATCCATCTCAGGATCATACTCATCCATGACATTAATTATCTGGTAGTTCATAAACTCTTGAACGCGACGGGATTGAGATTCCACTTCAGGAGTTGCCGCACCAACAACCTGAGTACGAACAGGGCCAGAACTAGGAAGAAGTTCTTTGTAAGCCTGTGCCTGAAACTGTGTTACGGCTTCAGCAATAAGAGGATGTGTTACACCACTTGATCCACGGAAGGGTTCTTCACGTTGTTCATATCGTATACCCAAAAGTTCTAATCCATCAGTGTAGGCATCTTCCCACTCCTGACGGCCACTTTTATCATCCTCATAATATCCAATCAGCTCTGAAGAAATATCCATCAGATCTCGTTCGTCCATAACTTCGGCTAGATTAGCATCCTGTTCAGCCTGAAGTTCTTCCGATACAAATTCTTCAAAGTTAAGAACTACGGAACCATCTTCCTCTTCGATAATTTCGGTTGGATCTTCAATTTCCTCAATGTCAATTTCCTCATCCGTGCCGCCCAGAGGCATACCTTGAGAAGGCATAGGAGATCCAATTAGAGAGACAGGTTCTTTAGCCATTACTTACTCACTTTCTTATACTTTTCAAATGATCTTAATCCACCCAATCCGAGCATTCCCATAAGAACAGGCATCATTTCGCTCATGTCCAAGGCGGGTAAATCAACAAGGTGACCTGTCTGTGCCAGTATGAATTGTGCTATTGGCATCACAACGTAGGTCCATGTCATTGCAATTCCCATGGACCAGCCGATAAAGGGTCTCCA